GGCTCCGGCTCCGGCTAATAGAGGATATTTATGGCCATATCAAAAGTGCTTAAGGTATCGCTTGGCTGCGCTGTAGGCGTGCTGGGCGTATTATTCACAGTCGAGGCAGCGCGTGATTTGATCGGTGCGCTAGAGGACAAAGCAAGAATGGGGAGGGTGAGGTGAGCGACAAAATAGAACTAATTATGAAAGACTTTGATTTTACTCGCGTGTGGAAAGCAATGGTTGCGACTGATTGGAAATGGAGCGACTCAGAAAGCGTGCCAAGCATTACGGAGCTTAAATCACTAGCAAAGAAGCTATTGGCGGATGCAGAAGAAAGTAAGAGATGGATTAGATGCGGGGGATTTGAAGCTGATTACAACGAGGGAAATCTTTATCTGGCCTTTGTTTTAGAGCATGTTGATTACGAGGGGCAACTATGAACATGAAAACCAAACTTGCTGATATGAACGAGGACACACACAGTTTCAACGAGCTGTACGAACTCGCCCAGCAGCAGGAGGCGCTGATTGAGGTGTTGGTTGACTGCCTTAAAAGATGCCGTGATGACTACAATGGAATAATAAAAGTATGTCGCCATTATTCATTGCACGCTTCATATAAAGACGCTTCCGAATCAAAAGAATTTATTGGCGATAAGTTACAAAAAGCAAAGGATGCGGGGTATTTATGACCAACGAACAACTAAAAGATCTGCTGGCTAGGGCTATTGCAGATGTTACTGAGGGAGCCGGTGCCGATTCCTCAATCTATGAATTTCAATCTCAAGCCGTCATCGAAGCGCTCACGCCGATGATGACAGCCGTTGATAGTAACGCATTGCAAATAGCTGTAGATGTTGGCGTAGAGCAATTTCAACAGCAAATGACTTTGGGTGGCGGCAATCTCAACCAAATGTTTGAGAAGGTTATTTCTGCATACCTGAAGGCGGCGGCTCCTATGTTGGCGGCATCCGATTCTAAACAGTCGGGCTATGATACCCGTGAGGATTCATGCAAAGGAGCCGCCCTTGCATCCCTGCCCGATTGCTGGAAAGGAGAATAGAAATGACAAACGACGAACTCAAAGAGCTGCTGGCTAGGGCTTTGTTAAAGGTAAATGGCTATGAGGGTTTCTGCGAAGAAGAGGTGATCCCTAAATTTTATGCACAAGCAGAATTTATCATCGAAGCACTCGCACCCATGATGCGGGAGGTTATTTATGAATTATATGCAGCCATTCCCGTTACGGAAAAGATTTCTAATAATGGTGTTATAAACGCTTACGCATCCCTGCCCGATTGCTGGCGCGAGAAGGGAGGGGTGTGATGGTAGCCATTAACTTCAAGCCTGAGTTTGCTAAAGCCGTTGAAAGCGGCGTGAAGTTGCAAACTATTCGCGCAAAAGCGCGTTGCAAAGCTGGTGATGTATTGCAACTTTACACCGGACAGCGCACAAAAAACTGCCGGAAATTGCGCGATGCCGTTTGTATTGCGGTTGATACTGTCTGCATTACGCCAGAAGGCATTGAGTTTGGTCAGCCGGGATGGTGGCCGAAAGACGCAGATAGATTTGCCGAAAACGACGGATTCAAATCTTACGATGAAATGTATGATTTCTTTTGCTCCGATCACGGCGAGGAAGTTTTCAATGGTTATGTCATATTGTGGGATGCACCACCAACCCCCAAACAACCGGAGGAAAAATGAACATCACCGAACGAATGAAAAAGTATGCGGAGCTGTACTCTGAAGAGCTTGGAAGAATAACTGACCAATTCAAAAGCGAAGCACCATCCATGTACACCGACCTCCAAACCGCCATGCGTGCGCTTCAGGTGGCGAAGGATACCGTAAAGTTTTATGCGGAAGCAGATAAATACGCAATGGATATGGATGATGCAAAGCTCGCTCGCCATACCTTAAAAACCATCAACGAGCTATTGGGGGAAAAATGACACAAGATAAAATCAGGGAGGCGTTTGAGGAATGGTTGTCCGCTCCAAATGATAGCTGGAAAGATGATCCGCTTTCTGTTGGAAGCATTCAAGAGGAGGCATGGCAAGCCTGTGCAGCAGAGATGTTGCCGGTGATTGATTATTTGCAAAGCTCGTTGATTGACGCCCTGCAAACAATGGAGGCAGAGCATAGCGATACACCAGATTATAAAGCCGGTCATAGATACTTAGGTGAAAGCATTAGAAGAGCCAAAGAAGCCCTAGCACTAGCAGATAAATGGAAGAAAGGTAATATCGAATGAAATTATTAGATTTTATATTAGGGCGTTGTCCGGTTTGCAAAGAATCCGGTTACATGAAGGTTCCATCGTTTAATACAATTGGTTCCAGATTCTGCAATTTTTGTCATTGCTTCGTAAATATTTACACGCGAAGTGACAAATACAAGCCTTGCGGAGGCGGTTGGGTTGACAGCCCCTACAAAAGCAAATTATTAAATCAGAAAAACAGCAGATAAATGGAGGGGGTGATGACTGATATTATTAATTTTACGGGCACAACCTTTTTACCGGAACCGCCAAAATCTTTGCTACAAAAAGCAAAAAAATGGGGAATGAATCGCTGCATTGTGATTGGATTTGATGAGAATGAACAAATGATATTTGGAGGAAGTTTTGCGGAATCGGGAGATATTTTAATGCTGCTGGAGCTTGCCAAGAAACATCTTTTAGAAAATCAATTAGCGAGGCAAATATGACCAAGCAAACCGAAAAGCTGCTGCCTTGTCCTTTTATGATTGGCGACAAAGTAAAAATTATAACGCCGTATCTAAAGAAAGACTGGGAAAATTCCGAATGCTATATAGTCGGTATCAATCTTACGGGAGATAACCTTGATATTTACAATTTCACTATTGTAGAGGTTGGGGTTAGGGGCACAATTGACGGCTTTAGGGTGCATGATTTGAAGTGCATTGAACGCACCCCAAACCTATCGGCTGAGCGTCATGGAAGCCCGCTGCCATATATAACCCTATCGCTGGCCGAGTTTGACCAGCTTACAGCGATGAAACGAGAATCTATTAACCAGCAACCAAACCTATCCGCGCTGGATAGTGATGAGGCGGTGGACGAAGTATCTAATGCAATGAGGTCTGTAAAATTAAAATCAAAGATAAACGGTTATCTTGATTATCGTTATTCAAGCAAACTTTTGGCCAAATCCGCGATACAGGCGGTGAAGGGGATATTGAAATGAGCCGCATTATATGCTGGTTTTCCTGCGGAGCCGCTAGTGCGGTTGCTGCAAAGATGGTTTTGGAATCTAATGACGAGCGCAAAGCTGGCCGGGAAATTATCATTGCCCGCAACTGGATAGCTGAGGAGCATCCCGACAATGACAGGATGCAGGCCGATTGTGAAAAATGGCTTGGGCATAAAATCATCCATGTTGCCAATGCTAAGTATCACGGCAGTGTTTTAGGGGTGCAGGATGCGGTGAAGTTCATCAAGCATCCAAAGGGCGGGGCTCCATGCACCCTATACTTAAAAAAAGAGGCGCGGAGGGCGTTTCAGCGGCCCGGTGATATTCATGTTTTTGGGCTGCATGTTGGCGAAGAATCTAGGGTTGACCAGTTTCTTGATGATGAGCCGGACGTTTCGGTATGGCTACCGCTTATCGAGCGCGGGATTACGAAGCTAGAATGTCACCAGATGCTTATGGATGCAGGCATTGAAATGGCCGCGATGTACCGCCTTGGTTATAATAACAACAACTGCATCGGCTGTGTGAAGGGCGGAATGGGTTATTGGAACAAAATCCGCCGGGATTTTCCAGAAGCGTTTGACCGTATGGCGAAGCAGGAGCGCAAGCTAGGATACGCCATATGCAAAACTGAGGCGGGTAGTAAAGACCGGGATGGTCGCCCTGTGTTTCTTGATGAATTACGGCCAAATCAGGGAAGAAAATATAAGGATGAACCGCCGATCAAATGCGGGATTATTTGTGAAGGAGCAATAGCATGAGTGCGATTTTATGCCAAGAATGTGGGTGCCTGTGCAATTGCGATGATTACCCAGAAGGATTCTATCGCGGCGAAGATGATGAGCCTAGCGATGAGTATTATTGCCAACGCTGCAACGAAAAGGATTGGTAGATGAACAAACCAGAAAGCAACAACCCATGAACCAATTTCTAGCAGAGCATCCACAAGTTAGGATGTAACCCATGACCATCCACGACCTGCTATCTGCCGCCTACGAAGCCCTTAAAGACGCGCATCCGTATATCGACAACGATACGGTGCGTAATAACGTAGGCAGGGTGATTGTAGACATTGAGGAGATTATGGATTCTGATGGTTCCTTATCCACCCAGGCGGTGAAGGGGATTTTGCAGAAATGACCACTGAACAAAGCCATTGCCGCTATTCTCCAATTAAACTAACAATTGAAATACCGTCGAGTTTGTATGATTTGCGACATCAATGGTGGAGGGTTAAGGATAGAATTAAAAACCCTTGGTGGTTGTGCAGAATCCGCTGGAATCGAACGCTTTACAAATATAACGTGCGCGGAATACCTCGGTGGAAATGGTATCAAATAATCAATCCATGGGCGACGATAAAAAGGGCGGCAAAGTGACCACCAAAGAACTAGCCGATTACCTATGGGGTGAGCTATGCAAGCGCGAGAAATACACCGCTGCGCCACATGCGTATACGGTGATTAAACTGATGGAAGAGCTGGGGTTTCAATTCAGGAGGGATGATGGCCAAGAAAACCATTAACAAAATATCGCTGCTCGATAGATTGGCAGAGGCAAGAATGGCGCTGGTTATTGCCTCAATTGAAATGGATATTGTTTATGGCGAGGGGAAAAATCCTCACGCAGCGGAAATGATAGGGGCGGCGGAAATGATACAAGACTGGATTGTTAATATCAGGCAAGAGATATGACCAAAGACGAGCTTGAAATCATTAATCAGGCGCTTGAGGCGATGCGCGATGCTCATCCGTATGTAAGCAATGACACGGCTCGAAACAATATGGGCAGGGCGATTGTTGACTTGGACGAACTTCTTGCTGGCATATCGCCATCGCAAGCCTGACCAGCGCGTAGTGAAGGTGCGGCTCGTTTCCTTCTAGGTCATGGTTGATGACATGCCGCATGGCTTTGTTTGTGTGGAATCGCTCGGGTTTATCCAGCCATGAATCTTTAGCGCCGTCTTTGTCGCTGCCCTCTCGCATAATGCCAATGATGATGTTGAAAGCGCGTAGTGCTACATGCTCGGGAATCATAACTTCGTCTTCTTTGCTGGAAAGGTTGACCATGAACCGCAGTCATTGCAAACATACCGATGCTGCATCGATGCCGCCTTAAACTCAAATCCCCGCTGCGTGATGTTATCACTTCCGCATTGCTTGCAGCGAATTACAGGTTCATCGCTTAGTAGATTAAGGTTGAGCTTGCTCTTAACGTGGGGAAGCATCTCGGTGAATACCTGCTCCAATAGCTCCACATCCTGCTTGTTGTACGCCGCCATTTCTTCTATAGCCGCCATGTCTCCGCTGGCACATCCAACCCATAGATCCGCGGTGGTTTTGTTTTTTCTGCCCACGCCTAAAATGGTTCCCAAATGGTCTAGCTTGTTGCCATTAAGCGACCTGCCGAAATGCGTCTTTGCCAGCTTATAAGTACATATATCATTGACGGGCGGCAGAGATGGTAGGCCATTAGCCATAAGCCTTGCCGCGATGAATGTCTTGTCAAAGCGCGAATAATGGGCAACGGCATAGTTGGCCTCGCTCCATACCGGCAGAAACTCCTCTAATGGCTTCTTGTCCTCATATGGCTTTTCCATGACATAGACATAAGTCTCAGGTTCGCCGTACCATTTCCAAGCAATAGTGCAGATAGATTTCGGCTTAACAATAAAGCCCAGCGGTATCGACCTATCGGGAAGCGTATCGAAAAAATAGCCAAGGTTCGGAAGCGTCTCGATATCGTAAATAAGGATTTTGCTTTTGTCTTTTGGCAATTCCTGTAAGGGCGGATTCACAGACGGCGCGATTAGCTTCGACCTTGCCTCGCGCTTCCAGTAGCCAATGGTTGCGAGTCCCACGCCCGTTCTCTGGTTTATCTCGATCCGAGTGAAGCCATCATCCAACATCTTCAAAACTTCGATTTTAACATCATCAGAATAAGGTTGACGCGTCATTCTACACCTCCAGTTTTGCCCGTATTGGTTACAATCACTGGGTGCGTGTATAGCCTGCGCTCATATTCCCTGCGGCGCATTAGCTCTTTATCTTCTTTCCCATCCGTGCCGATTCGATAATCAGAGAATCTTTCTGCCGCCAGTAAGAACTGCCCTTTTACCGTTAGCTTGTAGACTTCCGACTTCCTAAATTCTTTCGCTCCCACGCTGATTAGAAAGCTTACCAGCGCGGAGAACTGGTAGCGGGTGAGGGATACGCCTATCAGCTTCCTGATGCCCCTCTCAGCCGCTTCTACGGACATTGTCTTATATTGAGAACGATTAATCCGCCGGAGCGTGGTGGGGTCTACTCGCATGTAGTTATGACCACGTATCATCTCCGGCATGGCTTCACCTCATATTGGCTCGAATCCACTGTTGACACGCAATGAGCTGCTGGGTCTGCAACTCGGCATCACAAATCATTTTGGTAACATCTTCTCCCAAGTCCCCAGAAAATCCTTTTGAGCTGGCTCCTGCATCACATCTGCCGGTGGGACAAATGAACAGGCGACCGGAGGCGCGCAGGCGGAGGTCATTGCAGCGATTACGGCTAATGCCATAGAGTTTCTGTAGTTCATGGGATACCTCGTTGTTGATTTTTAGGTTGCGCTCGGTGGCTTTAAGTCTGGCTTCCTGCCATGCGTCTTTCTCGCTGTTCATGCCGTTTAGGTATCCCCATGCGTACAGCACGACGCAAGCGAGGATAACGGCCAGCGGCTTCCAGTATTTAATTATCACGGGTAATACGGGCATATATCGCCAATCCTATGCCCAGCAGGGCGATAACAAGAAACACCGTTTTAATGGTCTCTGAGTACATGGCGAGCGGCTCAATCTGCGTTGCTGTTTCGTTAATTACAGCGGTGGCGGTCACCATTGTACCCGCAACGGTGCTTCCTGCTATGGTGCGGCTTTGTGTTAGCGGTTTAGGTGGAGGAACGGTAATATTGGCCATTGCTATACCAGCGCTTATTACATCATCGGAATAGGGCTGCATGCCGTTTTCGTGCTTAATAATTGCAATTACCATTCCTTTCATTACGCGGTAATCGGTAACATCAATTGCGTCATCGGGCTGCGCACCAAGCGAATCTGCTACCGCCTGAATATAAGCGCCAGTACTGTTTTCGGATGGGGGCGCCCACCTGTTTATAAGCTGCCTTACAGTTTTTAATTTGTGCTTTGCCTGATAAGTTATCAGTAATCGGCATAGCGCCCTAATGCCATATTCCGGCTTTTGAAAGCGAGCGAATCTTCCTTGAGGCTCAACTGGCGGACTATCAAGACCGCGCCACTTGTTGTTTTTGCTATACTCAATATTGCCGGGATTATTGTTTCTGATGCCGCGCGGCGTGCCCTGTTTCTGACTAGCAATCATATCACTTCACCTTTCCCAGAAAATTCTTAATATCAACCGCCACCGTTGTCAGATAATCTATCCTGTCATGAATTCTGGTAAGGCTCTGCTGCACCGTGGTCTCTTTCGCGTATTCATTCGCCACCTGTGTCTTGAAATTCGCCAAATCAATCTGGCAGTCTTTGTGCTGCTCTTTGAGCTTGCTTACGTCTGCAACAACCTGCTTTGTGAAAAACGCTATGATTGCCATAAGGGTGGCCATGAGACCTTTGGTGAGCCAATCAATCAAACCGTGTTCTTCAATCATAGCGGCGGCTCCGGCAGGATGTAGCCTACCGTCAATGCGTCTTTGCGCTGCGCAGAAGGAAACCACTCGGCTGGGAAATAATCCGGTGCTACCAGCAGAAACTTGCCATTGTGAGAAATAATAGAACTACAGGTCTGCGAGGTGTCATTCGGAAACCCTGCGATGGAATCGGCGTAAGCGATGGCAGCTTCAGCCTCTGCTCGTGTGTTGTATACGATGTATTTCTCGGTCATGCTAACCCCGCGTATTTTGCTCTGAGAATTGAATGAAGCGCTGCACGCTGCGCTGCTGATGGCGAGCCCGTCACTAAGCCAAATTCAAAGAATCTGGCAGTCGAGGTTGCCGAGCCGAGTGCTGCACCGATGGCGGCGCGGTCGAGGTTGCCGCGTGCGTTTGAGTTCACAAAGTTCTGAGCGTCGGTGTTGTTGGCGTAAAGCGTTAAATTCGCACCGTTCGCTTGTGGAACAAAAGCCGAGGTGGCCGCCAGTGTATTCACAGGAATGTTGTTGGTGTGGCCGCGATAGTTGCTTGGATGCCATGCGCCATGGGAGTCCGCACCCGCAAATGTTGAGGTGTAGGGAAGAAAGCCGAGTGGTACACTATACCATTGCTGGCTGGCCGCAGCGCTGTTGGAAAGCGAAATCAGCTGCCTGTTCGCTGTATAAGTTGGTGCCGCTCTCCATACCACCCACGTGAAAAGGTCACCAGAAATTGCAGTAAGGTTGCCCAGAAGAAACTGACTGCCAGAAGCCGAGATGCACTTAAGCCCTGTGCCGGAATCATTCGCGCTAGTGGGCTGCGTGGCCTTGGTGGCGTTTGAAAGGTTCTCGGAGCCGAAGCCAGAAGCAAGGTTTATGAGGCTGGAATAGGTCTCGCTGCCCGAAGTATCGAGCGTGCGCCCGGCGGGATTGGTCGCATCCAGCAACACACGAAGATTCGCGCCGAATATCGATGCGTAGTTAGGCCTTGCGGTATCTCCTAGAAGCAATAGCATTATGCGCCCTCTATGATAATTTTTCCGGTCGGCACACCATTAATGGTTTCCGGCTGCCATGGCATAGGTGTGCTGAGGTACTTCTGCTCTAAGCAATCTGGCTTTATTGCAATAAGATAATCCCGAGTTGCGGCACTGCGAATAAACAAAGTTATGCACTCGGTTCCAAATGCATCTGCGGCTTGTTGCGGAGTGTATTTTTCGCTAAACCAGAATTCATCAAATTCTCGCATAAAGGCGCGACGCACTTGCTCGAACTGCGCTGTTGACCTGCGTGCGCTTAATTCTGCGAATTTTATTGCTTCCTGCTGTGGCGTGAGTTGTATAGAAAAAAGAGACATTTAAACCTCAAAGATTTCTAAAAGCAATATACCACTCTGAGGGAGTCGCATAAAGGCCAATTGTTGAATATCGATTTAATAAGCTTTGCGTAGCTGCCCCATTAATAAGCTGTCCGCTGCCGCCCTGTATTGTCACCGCATTTGCAGACGCGTCTGTTTTTGTAATAATAAATAGCTTGCCTAATGCGCTTGAAACAAGTGGCATGGTAATAGTTCTTGCACCACCCGAAGCATTAACTCCTATTATTGAATCATGCGGGGCAAAGAATGCTATAGGGCTGAGTGCGGTATAGTTTGTATTGACTGAGCGGTATTGCCTGCGAAATCCTACCGATCCAGTCAGGTCAATTGCAAGGTCGCCTTTAATAATATTATAAACATCATGAAGCGTGGTTGATCCGCTAGTATCCGTAGATGTCTCATGAAACATTAAGTAAGAAGACGTAATATCGGATGGCGCGTTATAAGTTGCAGACAGGATTATGTTTTTAATTGCATTGTCAGCGGTACTTGCCCCTGTGCCCCCATTTTCGATTTTTAATTGGTCTGTGACCTGCGTATCTAAGTTGACTGCGCCAGATAATTGATTAAAATTGTAATCACCGTTTTGTGCCGTTACGGTTCCGGTTCTGCCGTAGATACTTTGAACTCCGCCCGATGCGCCTTGTATGCCTTGGGTTATTACTTCTATTTTTTGATTATTCAGCGTTACGATTTGTGGCGGCAATTGAACCGTTTGAATAGCTGTTTCGTCAATGACAACAGTTTGTGATTGACCGCCATTTATTTCAACTTGTTGCAAGTTGGCAGATTTAATGCTCTGCAAATAATTTTGATTTATGGTGATTGTATTTTCTTGATTTCTTATAACAACATTAGTGCCGCTCATCTCGCCACCTTTTTATAAAGCAGCAAATCGCCGATAATCAGCGAGGTAACTTTGCCGCTGCCGTCGGTCACATCTATTTCAAACACGCCTTTATCCTGAGTAAGTGTGCCCGTAGCCGCCGCGCTCATGTTTAGGGTAATGGTTCCCGCCGCGCCGCCGAGTGTGATGCCACTGCCGAGCGATAGGCTGATAAACGTTGTAGGCGAATCGATAACCTCCCGCGCCATGAATCTGGCGGCAGTGTAGCCTGTAAGATTGATAGCCGTGCCGTTTTCATCGCGCCATGTGAATACGGGGTCGAATGTCGCGCCCTTCACAATGACTAAAGGCTCAGTAGGTGTTCCCGGAATGGTGGTCATGGTTGTTCCTCTGCCATTACAATTTCTTGAGTTCTGTGGTCATACAATGCCCCTATATTGGCTTGCACAAACAACACAATATGGCCGGGCGGCGCTTCCCATATCGCGTCTTTTTCAAGCTCGATGATGTTGACTATTTGGTTGGTGCTTAGGTCGATAAGTGCTGCTTTCATATTATTACCCAAATACCGTTATGCGAACCCGGCCAGCTCCGCCAGCAAAACCGCCACCAGTACCGCCAGCACCTACCGTTACTGTCTCCGATGAAGATAATTCTGAAATTGGCTTGAAGACTGAAGCGTAAGAGCCACCACCACCACCAGCGGCTCCAGATGTACCAGCTCCGCCGCCGCCCGGCTGCGTTCCCGCTAATCCGCTATTTCCTCCCGCGCCACCATAAACAGATGATCCACCAATTGTATTTCCCGATAAGTTGTTGCCACCACCACCACCGCCATAAACGCTACCAGATGGCGGGTTAGAAAAATTGGCTCCCGCTCCGCCACCTCCGGTAAAATATCCGGGGGTTGATGCTGTCCCCGCAGTTCCACCATGACCAGAA